ACTCTATTTTCTGACATTTTATGAATTTATCGTCTTAGTATGAGGTTGAACCTGAAGTTGATGTACCTGATGAAGATGTGGTAGTTCCTGAGTAAGAAGTACCTCCTGATGCTCCACTAGATGATACTGATGTGCCACTAGATGCCGTTGTAGCCGTTGTGGATGTAGTTGCAGTTGATCTATTAACCGTGGATGTGGTTGTGGTTGGTCCACCAGAGCGAACCAGATTTCCATTAGCATAACTTGACGATACCACATAGTTGGATGCAGATGGGTCAAGTCCCGAAGAAATCTCATCAACAACAGTTTCAAAATTACTGTTACTAATATCTAGTTGCAAATAAAGATCCTGTAATCCAACAACATCATTTGAGGTTGGGCTTGCAGAAATTTCTAATGTTTGAACTCCATCTTTGATTTTCGCGCCAGTAATATTAACTGGATTTAATGTAATGACTCCTGTTGCGTAATTAATCGTACCAACGTTTCTTCTTACTACTGTTGGAGTTTGTGAACCAATACTTGGAACCGTAAAGAAGAAAAGACTTCCTGTAACTCTATTTGTGTCTGGAACATCCGAAACATAAACTGGTTGATTAATACCTGCCACCAAAATTGCAGATGATTTAATATTATACCCATCCATTCTCTTAATATAAATTTCATTACCAAAACCAATTTGATATTCTGCAAATTGGTTGATGAGAACTCTCAAATCCCTTCTCATACTTACAGTTGTGATGTTTGACATCACGGCTTCGTGACTGTCATCAACAACTTTCAAGAATTTACTATATTTTAATCTTGCTCCGTACTTATTTAATTCACTGGACTCAGAATACTTAGTGACGTTGTTTTGAACAATTGTAGAAACAGCAGCTGCAGATGGCGCAAGATTTGAGTTGTAATAAATTTTTGAATTAACCTCAAGATACAAATATTTGAGATCTAGAATTTCAGGAACAATTCCAGCAACTGCAAATTTCTTTAATTTGAGTTTGATATTTTCTTTGATCAAATTTGGAAGAAAATCCCCAAATCTTGGTTTGATGCTTATAAAAACTTTACCATACTGAGGTGGAATCAACTCTTCGCCACCAAAAACAGAAATAGACTCAGTTTCTGGGTAAATTCTAGCAGGAATCAGTGTTTCATAGTCATTTGCAGTCAGTGCTCTGTTCTGAGAAGCATAAATTCTTGGTGCAAACTTTTTGATTGACTCAACACTTTCAATTGGTTCACCACCACCAGCTCCAAGACCGGTTGACACAAGAGATATACCAGAAGTTACCTTATATTCTTGTGCATTTCGGTTATAGATCAATCTTCCAGCAAAAGCAAATGAACTTACCCCATTTGCGGCATCACCACTAGATGTAATATAGTCTACACTGATATAATTATTGTCTTCGAGTCTATTTCCAAAAATACCATCACCGAAGATTACTTGATATCTTTCATCATCAACTTCTTGAAGATAATAAACTTTTGAATCAGACTTTACATCAAATAAACTATCTTGACGTGAATACTTAACACTTCTAGATGATGACTCATTTGGTCTTACTGTAACCGTTATTAAATCGGTATCAATACCATTATTGTCTAAAATAAACTTTTGATTTGGATTTCTATAGTTTTGAGTAAAGTTAGAAGTTAGTAATGTTCCCTCATAAACCGAAATATTAGAAAAAGTTGCAATATTATTAACTACAGGAACTGTGATATCCTCTAAAATACAAAAAACATATGATTGATTACCAAAAGATCCAGAAGAAGTGACTATTGGACCCTTTTTAAGAGTTATTGTTGATGGGACGGGAGTTATATTGACAGTATTGACTTGAAATGTAATAACAGCTCTTGCTGCTTTTCTTGATTTTGGTAAATATCCAATATTTCTTGCTAAAGAGACGACATTTTCCCTTAATGTCGCACTATCGATGAATACCTCATTCGCGACCATGTTCGCGTTATATGAAGTAATATAGGTATTGTACGCCAGAACGTCAAGAATCGTCGATAAGTTCGATCCTTCAAAATCATAGTCGGTAAAACTAGAATTTTCTTTTAGATATTCTCTGAGAGTTGTTTTAACCTGATTAAAATCTAGGTTAGTAAAATTAGCTAATGGCATTTTTACCTAGTTTGTTGCAAGACGAATTGTAGTTCTTGTGGAGGCACGTCTGCACCTACAATTTTATATGTTATTTTCACATTAAATTCATTATTATCAAATTCTGGATTTACCTCAACGGAGAGTAATCTAACCCTTGGTTCATATGCTGTGATTGACTGTTTAATTTCTTGCTTAATTAAATTAGCAGAAATATTGTCAATATTCTCAAAAAGAGATTCACTTACTCTAGATCCAAAATCCTCATTAAAAAATTTGTCTCCAGGAACGGTAAATACAATATTCCTTACTGAACGGGCAATTGCTTGTCCATTTTTAAGCGCAATAAGGTCATCATTCAGAGGATGTCTCTGAAATGACATACTAATATCTCTAAAACCTTGACTTACCCGTTCTAAAGGCACAAAAATTCAGCGATTATATCTTATTTATTAAGGCATCAACGAGATTTTTACTCATAGAGTGGTTCTGGAGTTAACTGATTTTCAAAAAATTCAGTTTCTTCTATAGAATCCCGCTTTTTGGGTGTTAAATCATCATTTGCGATTTCACGAAGCATTTTTTGATGACTATCATTAGCTAAGTTGTCTAAAAAATCGTGATTTGGAGTCATTTTTTTCTTTCCTAGGGGTCTACAGGGCGATTTTCTTGTGATTTGTACATATCTTCATTTTTTTCTTCTTCAATTTCACGTTCTTTTGACGTTTTCCAGAAATATTCGTCTTCACGACCCATTCCAAGACGTTCAAAACCATTTTCAACTTGATAATATTGAGTCGAAACCTTAAAATCAGGCATTTTAGGTTCAACAGGTGTCAAACTGTTGTCATAGATACGCATTCTATTATTAGGATACAGTGCATACTGTCCATTTTCAAGTTCAATCAAGTTATGAGACTTGTGCTCAGCTGGATTTTCACTTGTTGCATAATCAACTACCTCTGGATCCTGATGATAGTTATCAATTGTACAAATGTAGGTGCCTTTCTGTATACCATGGTCTCTTGTATACAGTTCATAGTCCATCGAACCAATAAACTGCTTAGTGATAGCCACAACGCCGTAATCCATGCAATTCCAGAATTGTAGGTTAGGTAGGTCCATATCAGGACTAGGCGTCTCAGGGGCGCTTACAAACGCACTGATAGGCAGTTTATCGTACATAGCAGCATACTCTGGTAAGTATGTCTCAAAATAAAAAGTGCGCCCAGGTATCGACTTACACGATACCCAGACGCCTTTAACAAATTCACCATGACCAGATTGATGATCAGTAAGATATTCTTTTCTTACCCATACTTCAACCGAGGGGAGGTTACAAATTAACGCAGCCATTATAAACTAATATAACTGCTTCTATTTAACCTCTTCCTTGTCCCCGATACTTCTTTTTCGCTTTATTACGAGAAGTCGCGGATCTCAACGTATACTGCGAGTTTCCTTGGCGAGTTTTTTTCGGCTTACTCTTAACATAAGTGCCGCCTTTCATCATCATAATTCAGTACCTCAAATAACGCGAGTTTTTTCGTGACCAACTCTGATACGAGGATCGCACCAGATCTCATATCCCATCTCTTTAGCATCTAAACAGAATGAGACATCCTCACCACACATGTCCTGGACATTCCCACTTTCAAAGACTTGCATCTTAGGGGCAAACCAGGGGTATTCCATTTCCTCAAATACTCCCTTCTTAATCATAACCCATCCAAATCCTGTATAATCAACAGTGAATGGTTTGCGTCGTTTGGAAATAGATTCGACAGTTTCGTGATTCATCACTCCACCATTCTTACGGAAATCATCCTCTTCTAACCAGTGTGCGACTGATGTTGTGACACCATCTTCTGTAGCATACCAACCTCCAGTAATGCCACGTTCTTCACCCTCTGCCGGAACACTTAAGTCACACAACTGCCAGAACTTGTTTGTATCAAAAACAATATCTGAGTCGATCCATAGTTGATAGTCATATTCTAATTTGCCATCCCAGGGCACTTGCTTGGGACCACGTAATACATTCGCACCTAAGCACTTACAACGTGCAAAGTTAACCATCGATGAATAATCTTGACTGATCTGAATACTCATTCCATTCTGTACCATATCAAAGCACAGTTGTACAAAGTTCTTCAGAAACGTAAATGAACAACCACGGCCTGGTAAACAGAATACGATGGTCTTACCCCGCATACGTTGCTTGATTGCCGCGATGTCCCACTCCTCTGTCTTCTTGGGTTTGGGGGCATTCGCCTTAACAGTAAATCCTTTTGCCATAAGTCTTAGAAACTTCAGTTCAATTCTAACAGTTTATATGTAGGTTGTCAATATCGGAAACCTAATGCGGTTCTCTAATATGAATCACTCCCAGGTGGTTCATGTAGATTACCTACCCCAGAGCCTCCATGGGCGCAAACAACCTCCTCATACGTTAAATCCTCAAGTTGATAATCAGTTTGCATTAAACCAACCATCCCCTTGAGGGTTTCCCATGTATTAATAAATTGTTCTTCATTTAAACTATTGTATAAACACTCTTGTTTCGCATAGATGTGATAAACCTTTTCCATAAGAATTTTTTTGCGCGGAATTTTTTTTTCCTTTTTGTATTCGTAAGTCGCTTTATATATCTCTCGCGATCTGTCACCTCTGTAGGTTAGGGTAGTAGGTCGTTTTTATATACGGGCACGCGGCGCAACGCCACAACAACGCCGCCCATAAACACTGTCGATTCACTGTATAATAGCACGGAGACTAACTGATGTCAACCCCCGTGTTATAAGACTGCTAAGTGTTACTAACTGTTCTGAGACTAACTGTCAGTAACTGCCATCAATCACCACCTGACAGGATTACTCAGGTCCTCTACGTAACTATCAATCAGCTGCTCATTTCCTTCCAGTTCAAATAGATTCTCCCAATCAATATTGTGTGGGTTGAAGTCTTCCATCACCTCTAAATCCAGGGTGATTCTGTAACGTTGCTTTTGTGCCTGACTGATAGCGACTGACATAAGTGGTGTCCTGGTGGTGTGACTTTACTAGTATAGACTGCCTGAGGGATATTGTCAATCTTCCAATCAGTATTTATAAGAAAGACTGATAAATTTGCGATGTCAATCCTCAGAAAAACTTATCAGCGCCCCCTTGACATTTCTGTGTGTTCGTGATAGCCTGCGGGCAAAGATCACTACTCTATGACACATTTAAATCATCATTAATTAACACATAGAAACACACTTATCCACAGAAATATACCTTTATCCACAGGTAAATGATACCTTTTCCACAGACTTGTTAAGAACGATATAAACAAAGGAAAGCCATTTAAAAAGCCTTTTTTAATACTTTTTAAGGCATAATCCTTATATATGGGTATAAAAAGAGGGGGTTTTTGTACCCCCTTAGTGTGATTCAGTTGTTCTTACTATCTAATCAATAGAGTGCTTCAATTGCCTCCAGGATGAGAAGAATATCATTACCATTCTGTGCGGTTTCAAGAGCAGCGAAGAGATCAGACTTAGACATTTGAAAGTGTTAGTTAGTGTGTGTTTGTTCTAGGTCTTACGCTGAATACTGTGCAGCCTAGTTATTGATCTGGGACTTACCGATGCAACGCTAACGTGCCCAGATTAAATGTTACTTAAGAGGATAACATATCAGATAGAACATCTTCTCCATAGCAATCAATAATCTCTTCTTTTATATCATCCAAGTCATAATCTTTAAGATTCTGTTCAATACTTTCAACAGCAAAAGTAATCAAGGAATTCATATCCATTCCTTCTACAATCATTTCTGCATAAGCATTCTTCAGTTGATCGATTTGATTGATAGTCATCATTTTAAAAAGTGTGAGTGAGTGTTACTTAGTGACTATGCGAATGTATATCCGTTAGTGAATGTTTCGTTCTTATATACATTCTTACCATTAATTGCACCTACGAATAGTCTTACATACCACTGAAAGTTTTTCTGAAATACTCCT